ATGGGCACGCCCGGCGCCACGCCGCCGAAGGATGCCAGCGAGTACACGATCACCGTGCCGGACGCTCTCAAAGAAGCGTTTGACCCGGCCACCGATGAGGGCATGAAAGGCTTCCTTGGCAAGGCGCACGCCGCCGGCATGACCCAAGGCCAGATCGACCTGGTCATGGAAAGTTATTTCGATATGGCGCCACGTTTGGCTGCCGGCGCCGCCGTCTACGACTCCAACACCGCAACCGCTGAACTGAAGAAAACATGGGCCACCGACGCCGATTTCAAGCGCAATGTTCAAAACGCATTCACCGGCGCAAACGCGGCAGCTCAAAAAGCCGGGCTCAGCATCGACGAAGTCATGGCCGGTCCGCTCGGAAATAACCCGACGTTCCTGCGCCTGATGGCAGCTTTGGGCCCGGAGTTCCAGGAAGACCCGGGCGCCGGCGGCATGACCATGACTTCGCAGGAGGACATCAACGCCTTGATCGCATCGGATGCATACAAGGACCCGAAGCACATCGATCACGCCAAGGTCAGCGAAAAGATCCGGCAGTACTACATTCGCAAGCACGGCAACGAAGCGGCCGTTTGAACCGGCCCAACCCCATCACCAAGGCCCGCCCAGTGCGGGCCTTTTTCATGCCTACCGCAAATAGTCGGGATTCCGACCAGCCATCAGCGCAATCATTGCCAGCAATCAAGGCCTGCACTGGCGCGCAGACAACCTTCAAGCCCGCAGCCCCCGCATGACAGCCGATGCAGGGGTCGTAACACAGGCCCGGCGACGGACAACCTGAAGGCGAAATTTCACTCACCTTTCGGAGAATCATTATGGGTAACACCGTCACTCAGGCCTTTGTTCAGCAATTCGACGACACCATTCGGATGCAGGCCCAGCAAAAGACTTCGCGCTTCGAACCGCGCGTAACCGATCGCGGCACCATCGTCGGCGAATCGTTCACTGCCAACAAGCTCGGCCTGGCAGGCGACACGCCAGAGAACAACATCCGCCACGGCGACACCCAGTGGAGCGATATCGCCCACTCTACGCGCGTGGCTTTGATGCGCGACTTCTTCGACGCACTGCCGGTTGACCGCGCCGACGAACCAAAGATGCTGGTCAATCCAAACGGCGACTACATGCAATCCCTGCTGGCCGGCTGGAATCGTCGCAAAGACCAGATCATCTACGCCGCCGGCCTGGGCAACTCGCAGACCAAGGAAGGCACGCAGGTAGTTTTGCCAGCTGGTCAGAAGATCGCCGCGGGCGGTACCGGCTTCACCAAAACCAAGCTGATCACGGCCAAGAAGATTTTCCGCGCCAACGAATGCGATGGTGAGGCGGACGATCCGCAAGAGCTGTACATCACGTACACGGCCGAGATGTTGGAAGACATCCTGTCCGACACCACCCTGACGAGCGCTGACTTCATGGCAGTGAAGATGCTGCAAGAAGGCAACCTGGCGGGCAAGTGGATGGGCTTCAACTGGGTGCCATACGAGCGCGTCAACAACGTGGCAGGCACCTACAGCGCGATGGCCTGGGCCAAGAAGGCGATCCACTTCGGCACCGGCTTCTTCGAAGGCAAGGCACAGCGCCGCGCCGACAAGAAGGACACGCTGCAGGTTTCGGCTGCCGGCTCGGTAGGCGCCGTCCGTGTCTGGGAAGACGGCGTGGTCCAGATCGACTTCGTCTAATCCCGCAGCGGCCGCCTTACCAGCGGCCGCATCGAAACCCTTTCACTTCATAGGAGCCAATCATGGCTGAAACGAATACCACCCAGGGCGCCAAACTGGTCGCGAAGACCAAGTTGCTGCCCCACGAGTCCCACGGCCGCCAGCGCATGCTGTGCGCCAAAATGCCCGCCGCGTTCGCGCAGCTGGCCATCAACGACACGATCTTCATCGGCCGCGTTCCAGTCGGCGCACGCTTTCTGAACCATGGCTCGGTGAGCTGCGGCGCGGGCACAGCGACCTCGGTTCTGGACATCGGCCTGCGCAGCACCGCGACCGGCACGGTCATCGACGCTGACGGCATCGCTGTTGGCATCGACATCGCCGCCGCCGGCAACAGCAAAGCCGCCAACTCGGGCGCGCTGATCGCCGCGGGCGCCGAGTACGTGACCCTGGAAGAAGTTGACGTCTACGCCACCGTGCGGGTTGCGGTCGGTGCCGCCAACCAGGTGCTCAAGTTCGAGATCCCTTACACCACCGACTAAGGCAACCGTTCGTCTCCTACCCCGTAAGGGTATTCGCCGGGGCCATGTGCCCCGGTTTTTTCTTGAAAGTCCGATATGGCCACCGATGTCTCGATCTGTTCAAACGCGCTGGTGATGCTGGGAGGTTCGCCGTTCAGCTCCTTCGATGAACCAAAGCCGCATGTGCGCGTCGCCTCCAATCTCTACCCAAGCGTGCGCAACGACGTGCTGCGCCTGCACTCGTGGAACTGCGCTACCGATCGCGTCATCCTGGCACCGACCGACACCGCCCCAGCGTTCGATTTCGCGTATCAGTTTCTGCTTCCTGGCGACTGGCTGCGCACCCTCCAAGTCGGATACGCCGGGTGCCCGATTCCGTTCCGCGCCGAGCGACAGCGCATCCTGGCCGACGTCAATGCCCTGCCCCTGGTCTACTGCTTCCGCAATGAGGTTGAGGACAGTTGGTCGACCAACCTTGTCCACGTCATGGAACTCGCGATGGCCGCCAAGATGGCCTACGCCGTGACCAGCTCCAGTTCAGTACGCGACAGCTTCCGCGATGAGTTTGCCCGGGAACTGAAGGTGGCTAAGGCCATCGACGGCCAGGACGATCCGCCGGAAGAATTCGCCGCCGGCACGTTCTTCGAATCCCGCTTTTCGTAGGAGCGCACATGCCACGCGTAACCATCGATCAGTACAATTTCACCGCCGGGGAGATATCGCCCAAGTGCTACGGCCGCGTCGACGTGGCGCGGTATCAGAACGGCGCGCAGGCCATGCCGAACTGCATCGTGAACATCCATGGCGGCGCCGAGCGCAGGCCCGGCACGGCTTATGTTGCTGAGTCGAAGGACTCGACCCAACGTTGCCGGGTTATCCCGTTCGTCTTCAGCACCACGCAGGCGTACATCCTGGAGTTTGGTCACCTGTACATGCGCGTGTACCTGCAAAGCGGCGGGCAGGTGCTGGTCGGCGGCTTGCCTTACGAGATTGTGACGCCCTACACCGCTGCAATGCTCGATGCGCTTGACTACACCCAGGGTGCCGATACGATGCTCATCTTTCACGAGGGCGTGCGCACCCAGTCGCTCAAACGGTATGCCTCGGATAGCTGGGTAATCCAGAACGCACCTTTCACGGTCGAGCCTTTCTCCGAGCAGGGCCACACCTTCCCGTATGACCTGACGCTGGCTGCCTTGACCGGAACGGGCATCGGCATGACCACCACGACTTTCACATTCCAGCCGGGGGACGTCGGGCGCCGTATCGCGTACCTGGGCGGAACGGGGGTCATCAGTGGATACTTCAGCGGCACCAGCGCGTCGATCGATATCGTTACTCCGTTTCCTGTACTGGTCCTGCCGGCCAGCCAATGGCAGATGTTGGACTCGCCGCAGGTCGAAATAACCCCGTTGGTTGCCACTCCTGTGGGTTACGTGACCGCACTGACGGCGTCAGCAAGCAGTTGGCGCGCTGTCGATGTCGGCAAGTTCGTGCGCATCAATGGCGGCCTGGTCAAGATCACCCAATGGAACACCGTGAGCAGCGTCAACGGAACGATCATTCAGGAGTTGACCAGCACCGTTCCAGCACCGGCCAGCGCCTGGACGTTGGAGTCTACTGTTTGGAACCCCATAGCAGGCTATCCGCGTACCGGCGCGTTCTACGAGCAGCGCCTGACCCTGGCGGGCTCGCCCGGTTTCCCGCAAACGGTATGGGGCAGCCGGTCCGGCCTGATCTACGATTTCACCTTGGGCACCAATGACGATGACGCCTTTAGCTACTCGTTGCCGTCGACCGGCCAGATCAACCCAATACTGAGGATGGCATCGGCCGATGCTCTGATGCCACTGACATTCGGCGGCGAAAGCACGATGGAAGGCGGCAATGACAACCCGCTGACGCCGACCAACGTGAAATCGCGCACGCCGTCTGTCCGCGGCTGCAATACCGTCAAGCCACTTCGCATTGGTAGCGAAGTCCTGTTCGTGCAGCGCGCCGGCCGCAAGATCCGCTCTCTGGCCTTCCGTATCGAGACGGACAGCTACAACTCCCCCGACCTGACGGTGCTGGCCGAACACATCACAACGTCGGGCGTAACCGATATGGCCTATCAGCAGGAACCATCCTCACTGCTGTGGTGCGTGCGCGCGGACGGCAAGCTGGCCACATTGACGCTCGACCGCGACGAAGGCGTTACCGCATGGACCCGGCAGGAGACGGACGGGTTCTACGAATCAATTGCCTCGATCCCAAACCCGACCGGTGATGAAGTGTGGGTGGTGGTGCGGCGCGTTATCAACGGTATCACCAAGCGCTACATCGAGCGATTCGACACGTCCCGTTACACCGATTGCAGCATCATCGGGACGAGCGGCCCAGGTGCCAGCGTGTGGACCGGCCTGGGGCACCTTGAAGGCGAATCGGTGGCGGTCAAGGCTGACGGCGCTTACATGGGATTGTTCACCGTCTCTGGTGCCGCCATCACCCTGCCCCGCAACGCCTTCGCGGTCGAAATTGGCCCGCCGTTCTCCAACAGCGTCACGCTGCTGCGCCCGGAGATTCAAGCCGGCGACGGCACTGCCCAAGGCAACGCCCAGCGGGTGCACGAAGTATCGATGCTAATCATGGAAACCATCGGCATGAAGCTGAACGGTGGAGAGATCGCTTTCCGTGAATTCGGCGAGAACTTGCTCGACCTGCCTCCCGAGGCCTATTCCGGATTCAAGCGCGGCGGCCTAACTGACTGGACCCGCTCCGATGAGCAGCTGATCACAGTCAGCCAGGACGAGCCATACCCATTCCACCTACTCGCGGTGGTTCGAAAACTCACCGTCAATAACTGAGGACCACATGTTTTTACGACCAGCCGAAGTAACCGATGTCGACACCATGATTGCGCTCGGCCGCCGCATGCATGCCGAATCGCCCCGGTTCAGCCTGATGAACTTCGATTCTGACAAGGTGCGCGCGCTGATGGTAAACGCCATCGCTGACGACCGCTATTTCCTGATGATTGCCGAAAACGACGAACGCGACCTGATCGGCGGGTTTGTCGGCTTCATGGCGCAGCACTGGTTTTCAACCGACCAGACGGCGCACGACATCGCCCTGTTTGTTGATCCGGACCGGCGCGGGTCGATCGTGGCTGCGCGGCTGGTCAAGAGCTTCATCGATTGGGCGCGGGGGCGCGGCGCCAAGCAAATCAACCTGGGGATCAGCACCGGGGTAATGGTCGAGAAGACGGCGCAGTTATACCGTTCGCTCGGGTTGAAACAGTACGGCTATCTTTTTGAGGTGTGAATCATGTGTACAGGCTTAGAATTTGCGATGCTGGCAGCGGCATCGATCTCAACTACCGCAACGCTGTACAACGCTGACACGGCCAAGAATACGGCCGACGCGAACGCCGAAATGCAGCGACGCGAGGGCGCCCAGGCTCAGGACAATGCGGTTGCCCAGGCCGAGAAGATCCGTAAGGCTCAACGCGCCGCGATCGGTCGCGCGAACGCCGCAACGGCTGCTGCAGGCGTGGCCATCGGGGAAGGAACACCCGTCCGGGTCAACGAAGCTATCTACATGGATTCGGAGGACGACGCCTACAGCACGCTGCTGACCGGCACCCGCCGCAGTCGCTACAGCAACGATACCGCGCTGATTACCGAAAACGAGGGCGACGCGGCCAAGACGGGCGGATACCTGAGCGCCACGGCGTCATTGCTCAGCCAAGGCTCGAACTATGGCAAGTGGAAGACTTCCCAGCAGAAAGGCACCACCTAATGAAAATCCCAATGGGCAATTTTGGCAACGTCGTCGCCGAACCACAGCGGCAGGCGCAATTCAGCAATGCCGCCGGCCAAGCCATCGGCCAGGGCTTGAGCGACCTTGGCCGGGCGGCGGGAGGCATCGCCCAGGATATGCAGCAAGCCGAACTGCAGAAACAGCGGTCACAGGCCAGCATGACCCTGGCCACGATCAGCAACCGCGGCTACGACCTGAACGACGAGATCGCGCGCGACGTCAACGACGGCAAGCTGCCGGCCGCGCAGGCGGTGCCGGAGTTCCGCAAGCGCATGGGCCAGGTGGTCGGGGAAAGCACGAAGGACCTGACCGCCGACCAGCGCATGATCATCGACGAGCACCTGATCAAGTCAAACGGCATGCACGAACGCAACCTCAACGGGGTGGCCATCAAACGCACCCAAAACGAGATCGGCGCTAACCTTCTGGGGATGGGTGAGCAGTTCCAGCGCGCCGCGATGCGCGACCTGCCAGGCTCGATCGCGCAGTTCGGTAAGTCTGTCGACACTATGGGCCCGGAAGCCGGCTGGTCACCGGAGAAGATCGCCCAGGTCAAACAGGGCTTCGTCGAGGGCGCGACCTTCAATCTGGCAAACGCCACCCTGGAGGGCGCCGCGCAGACTGGCGACCTGGGGCTGGTGGTGGCCGCGCGCGAAAAGATCCAGGGCCCGGACGGCGAACCGATCGATCCTGCCCGCCGCACTGCGCTGATCACCAAGGCCTACGCCTTCGAAAACGGGATCAAGGCAAGCACGATCCGCGACATCGAGAAGCAGAAGCGCGAGCAGGAAGCAAAGGAGAACAAGGCCTTCGACGCCTACACAGCTGCCAGCACCTTGCAGATGGAAGGCCGGTACTTCTCGACCGACTACATCAATAACCTGTCCACCGTCACCGCCGGCACGGCGATGGCGCCAGCAGTGCAGGAGCTGGTCAAGACGCAAACCAAGTTCGCCGGCTTCGCTTCCTACCCGCTGGCGCAGCAGACCGCCGAAATCGAGCGCTTGCGCGCCGCTGGGTCGACCCGCGGGGCAGGCACGTCGCCGGATGAAGAGAAGTTCGTCGACCAGCTGGAGCGCATCCGTGACGCCGGCCAGAAAGCCTACGCAGAAAACCCTTGGACTGCAGCCCAGGATCGAGGCGTAATTCAGCGTGCGCCAGAGATCGAGCTTACCGACATGAACACCGCCAGCGCTGTGCTGGCCGCGCGTATGCAGCAGATCGGCGCAGTCGAAGCCGCGGCGGGCCGCAAGGTATCGCCTCTCCAGCCACAGGAAGCCGAGACCATCGGGCGCCTTGTGCGCATGCTGCCGCCAGATCAGCAGTCGAACGCGCTGGCCACCGTTGGAAAGGCAGTAGGTGATGGCGACCGCCTTGCCGCCCTGGCCAAGCAGATCGACGATAAAGACAAGGTACTCGGTACCGCCATGATGGTCGGCGACCTGCAAACGACCCAGGGCCGGTACGTTTCTGAGCTGGTGCTCAAGGGTTCGCGCGCGCTGAAAGACAAAAGCATCATGGTCGACACCGCCAAGGAAACCGGCTGGCGCGGCGCGATCGCCAATGAAATCGGCGACGCCTTCCCGAATCAGGAGGTGCGCGACCGCATGATCGAAGCGGCTTACTTGGTGCAGGCCGGGTTCGCTGCCGAGAACAGCGGCACTGACGTGAAGCGCGCCATCAGGCTGGTAGCCGGCGAGATCGTCGAGCACAACGGCAGCAAGATCCCCCTGCCCCGCGCCATGGATGAAAGCACGTTTGAAAAGCGCCTCTCGTCAATTACCCCTGCCAACCTGGCGGCGCAGACGCCCGGGGGAACTGTGCTCGTTGGCAAAACCGCCGTAAAGGTAGCCGATTTCGTCAATTCCCTGCCCGACGCCGCGCTGGTCAGCGCCGGCCAGGGCAGATACAACATCCGCGCCGGCATGGGATTGGTGACCAACGCCAAAGGCCAGCGCATCACCATCGAGGTACGCAATGGCAATTGACGACATGTTCCAGGCCGGCACCGACCAGGTGCTTGATGACCGAGTAACCCGACCGCTGAAGGAGCCAATTCCGCAGCGGTCTTTTGGCTTCAATGCATGGGAAGTAGCGAAGGCCCCAGCGATGGGCGGCGCGGCAGGCTTGACCGAATCGGGCGGCTTCTTCGCTGACATCCTGGGCGCCTATGGCGAAGCGCAGGCGGGCCACATGCGCGCGCTAGACCCATCCTTGATGCTGGATTCAAAAGAGGCAGAGCGCGTGCGCCAGGAAGGCGCTGGAGCGCGTGAACGGATTCAGACTGGCGAGGCGTTCAGCACTGACATTGGCACCAGCCTGCGCACCACTGCACGCGACTATGCCCCCAACCCTGAGACGGCCGGCACCGCCGAAACCCTGCTTTTCGGCCTGTCGCGGTTCGTTACCAAGGCAGTCGGCTACTCGTTGGCGGCTGGTCCAGTTCCCGGTGCAGTAATGACCGGCGCCGACGAGGGCATGACCGAAGCCGACCGGCTCAAGGCCCAAGGCGTCGATATCGAGACCCGGACGAAGGTGGGCGCGGTGGCCGGTGTCGTCGCCGGCGCATCCGTCGCGCTCCCGATCGCTGGCACCAGCTGGAAAACGACCGGAGCGCTGGTGGCGGCCGGCGGTCCTGGTGGCTTCATTGCCCAGCAGGCGGCCAGCAAAGAGATCCTCGCGAACGCGGGCTACGACAAGATGGCCGAGCAGTTCGACCCATTTGACCCTGTCGGCCTGGCGGTGTCCACGTTGGTCCCCGCTGGATTTGGCGCATACGCTATGCGCGGCGTGCGCGCTCGAGCAGCCAACCCGGCGCCGGCCGATCCTGCTGCTGGTCGACAGTTGGCCCAGATGGGCGGCAACGAGCGTCTGGCACTCCGCTACGACGATCCACGGCTCGACGCCTACGCCGTGACCGCCGCTCAGCGCGAAGGGATTCCGCCCGAGGCGCTGCTGGCCATCAAGAACGCGGGGGAGAAGTCGGGGCCAACAGCGGTCTCCAGGGTCGGTGCCAAGGGCGTCATGCAATTCATGGATGGCACCTGGGCAGAGTTCGGCCGCGGCGACCCGCGCGACCCTGCCGCCTCGATCGATGCCGGCGCCCGCTACATGAAATCCTTGCTCGAGCAGTACGACGGCAATATGCAGGCCGCGCTGGCGCATTACAACGGCGGCACCAAGGCGGGGGATGCTGTCATGGCCGGCAAGCCGCCACCGGCGAAGGAAACACGCGACTACCTGGCACGCACCGAGAAATTCATCGCAGAGCGCGCCGGTACCGAGCAGGGCCGCGCCGCCGCGACTGACCCCGACATGGTTGCCGCCGCCCGCGTGCAGCTCGTGCGCGACACCATCGAATCGATGAACCTGCGCGACCCAGCCGATCCCGCCGGTGCCCAGCAGCACGTCGATGCAGTCTTGCGCGCTGGTGACCAACTGGCGGCCGGCGAGCGTGTCGATGTCGGTGCCACGATCCCGCTCGACAGCCCGGCACAACTG